CTATACAAGATTATTTTTAACATATGCCAGTGCTTTATTAACAGGAGGTAGGGATATAACTACAAGAGTTACCACTGCTTCAAGCCCAATATACGAGCCATTGTAAACAACTGAATAAAGTATCGCACTATTAAAAAAATCCGGTGTATACACGGCAAAGAATATCCAGCCAGACAAGAATGAACATATAAATCTGCCTATAACTCCTATAATATATCCCTTCACAAGACCGTGTTTTGATTTAGAAAATATTCCTGACAACCCAAGTGCTCCAAAGCCTAATATATAATCAAGAAGCACCTGAGGAATATTCAGGATATATGGATCAAGTAATAACTGCAAAACTCCATATGCAATAGCTGCTGTCAGACCAGTCTTTATTCCATACCAGTATCCTATAAGCACTATGAATAACATACTGAACAGTGTTACAGAACCTCCCATTGGCAGTTTAATAACTTTAATCATGGAAGTCGCAACCGCAAGAGCTATAGCCATTGCTGCAAATGCAATATGTTTTACATTCAGTTTACTATTATTATCTCTTGCAAAACATCCTATAGTCATTAATAAGACACAGACAATTATTAATACCACATATCCTGAGCCTGTAAGACCATATGAAACGCTGCCATCATCAAGTATTTTATTAACTAAAAAATTCATAATCTTCCTTTCATTATCTCTCAATATTTTTATTCCGTAAAGAATATCCACATTTCCACTAAAAGTCAAGCATTAAAAAAGAGAGCAACAGGTTTTTATCACCTGTTGCTCTCCAATATTTTGTCAATTACTTTTTATTAGAACTTACCGTTCTTAGCAGCTTCCTCAATCGAAACAGCAACAGCTACAGTAGCACCAACCATAGGGTTATTACCCAACTTTGAAATCAAATTTTTACAATTTATTTATGTTTATTATCATGCTGTTTTTATCAGCATTTATGCAGGTTTAAGAGCTTTACAGATTTATATTAGATTATTCTGATTTATTCTAAATCAACATTATTTAATCCATATTGTGTACAAAATGTGTACAATGAAACAGTGTACACATTTTGACTGTCTTTCTACCTATTTATATATATGTTATCACAATGCTGTTATATGTGCAATCCAAATTAGTTGGGAAGTCTTAACTCCATGCCTGCATATAGCGGTGTACTAATATCCATATCGTTAAACTCTGCTAATTCAAGATATCTTGTACCATCTCCTAATGCTCTTTCTGCAACCTGCCAGAAACCTTCTCTTGGTTCTACTATTGCCGTTCTTTCTTCTGTCTCCTGTGGTGCTTCCTCTGCCGGCTCATCCTCGCTTTCCTCTTTAGGATAATACTTAGCTTCCATGGCGGCCTGATAATCTGCATAGTTGTAACCTGCAGCTTCGAGCTTCTGTCTGCGTTCTTCTCCATCACCGTACTCACCACGGTAAATTGCATCAATAACACTCTCATTAAGTTTTTCTGAAGGCTGTTCTATCTCTTCTGTATCATCTTTTTCATTAACAACAGACCATACATAATCATTAAATGCTCTAAGGTCAAAGTCGTTAATAATAGCAAGTGTTGTCTCATAGTAATCTGGAGCAGTTGCATAATTATATCCAACCCAGTTGCCTTCTGCATCTCTGTCTGTATTGTTCACAGCATTTGTAAGACCATAAAGCTCTCCTTCGACTGTATTTGCTGCTGTTGCATCATCATAATTATTCCACTGCATCAGATCGAGATATCCATATACAGCACCCATTACATCAGGATACTTTTCAAAGGAATCTTTAATGTTTACATATTCTCCATCTATGTACTCTGTTGTATCATATTCTGCATCGCTTCCCTTAATTCCAAAAAGTGAAGCAGCCCCTAAATTCCAACCAGATTCTTTAGCAGCCTGTGCAAGAATTACAGCTGGGCTTATTGTTTTCTTTTCTTCTCTTCTGTATTTAATCCATGCATTGCACACCACTGGTGCAAGAGTGTTAATAAAGTTGTTTACATGCTCATACTTTGTGCTAATCACTGGAAATGTTCTCATATTACTTATCCTCTCTTTCTTCTATATCTGCTTTCTTTTCTACCTGTGACTTAAGATTCTTCACTATTGGCTGCAAAAATGGTGGAAGTGTTACTCCAATGTCATTGATATTTTCTAATATGCTTATGATTTCGTTGCATATAAGCCAGATTGCTACGACACATGCTACAAGAAATGTAAAAGGTAATGTTATTCCTACAACTTTTGCAGAATAAGAAAGGAGCTGGTCTATTATCACACCAACTCCTACTAAAAGCCACATACATATTTTCTTTGCAATTCCTCTTATTCCCTTATAACTATCTATCTGTTGTTTTCTAAATTTAGAAGCTGCAATACCTGTAAAATAATCTATCAAATTACATGTTATAAGTAATAATACCGGGATTGCCAGAATTCCCAGAGCACTTAATATAATGCTCCACACCGCTGTCACAATTACTTTTAATTTTTCCATATAATGTCCTTTCTGTTGCACTGGTGCAACTCTAATTTTTATCTTGTTATATGTTCTGGTTAAGAATCATCATAGTACATCTTAGATACCTCCTTATAATATTTAAAAAGCCAGTCCTAAGACTGGCAAATGTGTATAACAAATAAACATAACCACTTATGGCCATGTTTATGGATTTTCTTATTTATTTTTCAGATATATGTTCACAAAACAGTAATATCATTAAAAAAGGCAGAGAGTGTCCGCCTCTGGTTGTCCAGAGTGGTCTTCTCTACCTTTAGAGTTAGGTAATGGAACTTATCTTTATCTTAATTCACATATTCAAAATTTCCAAATAAGTGTAATTTCTCTTAACAATACTCTAAGATTGTGTGGCGTATACAATATATATGAAGATTTAATTGACACGGCTAAAACAACAAAAATAATATATAACACAGAATCTGGCAAAGTTAAATTCGATTCAAGCAGAGGTGCATGTCGAGGGCAACTTTTTAAATTTAATGAAAGAATTGCTAATACTTAATTCTTTTATAGTGAAAATAAAAATTCACCATATATGTAACAACCTTTAACAAATTCTGAAGCTGCCCATGCACCTATTTTTCCATCTGTCGTATAATAACGCTCAAGCCTTATTATTCCTGATGATTGCCTAATACATGCGCCGTAACCTATTAGTTTGTTGATGATTTTTCCGTCTGCGTTATAACACTGCCATGTACCGCCTAATATTTTAATAGAATCTGATGTTAAGCCGGCTTTAGTAAATACATCTTTGATATTATATTGAAACTTAAAATCTGTTATATCTGTACTTGTATTTTCTATTTTGCTTGTAAATTTACACATGCCGACTTTTTGCATTTTATTGTAAATGATATAATTATATCCATATCCATAGCAATCGCTTTCAGATATGAAATTTTTCATAAAGCAATTATAGAATGCGATATTACTGTTTAGTGCACTTACCTCGCTTCTGAGATTCGCAATCATGTCATTGTTATCTTTAATTCCCTTATCCATTATGTTAAGATTGGTTGGGTTCCACGGTGTTTGCCCCGTCCAACCTACTCTTTTGTAAGAAATAAATCCTGTTAAGCTCATAATTACATCTCCTTAAGTGCTGCCATCACCTCTGCTTCAAAATTAGCAAAATCTGTATCGCATTCTTCTTGATTCTCAATATATGCTCTTCTGTCTGCAATTCTCTTATTAATAGTTATCTCACCTGCGGAAGGTATGCTGGCTGAAAATGTAACTACAGCCTTTTCCTCTATAGAACTATTTCCATTCATTGATGTATTCTTTGTTGTATTTAACATATTGTTTTCCTTTCTACCGCTGTGCGGATTTATATTAATTATTTGCTATGTCTTTGACATAGTCTTCTAATTTCCACCATTCACCATGGTGCCTTATATAGTAATAACCCTCTATATAACAGTTATTTCCACTTATATCTACCGTACCAGCTGTCTCACTATGTCGTATCCAATCCATTAAGTTATAATATGCATCACCGCTTCTGATATAATAATAATCATCAACATATATTCCATCACGGCGAATGCTTACAGCATTTCTTGTTCCGTCTTCGTTTGACAGATTTATAAAATGTCCTTGTATTTTCAGATAGGCGCCAGTGCTACTTTTCATAAGGTATTCACCACCAATAAGAGTAGTGGTCATTGTAATACCTTCTTCAGTTACATTTACATTTTTAAATGTGCCTTCTAAATCAGCATTAACAGCTTTTAGCTTCTTACAGTCTATCGAACCATCTGCTGAAATAGTAGTATTAGTAGATGTAAGCGTGAACAGATTACCATTGATATTAACAGACTTATTACCACTAATATTAATTGTTCCACTTGCATTAAGTGTTATATCATCTGCAATAGCTTCAATTGCAGATTTAAGTTCCCCTGTCGTTGGGTCTTTCTTAATGTATGCTTCAAGGCTTGCGTTAAACTTAACATCAATATCTTCTGGTGCTGGAGAATAATCTGTAGCTTTTGTACCCTTTTCTATTTTTAGCTTGTTTGTATCTACATGTGCAAAGCTAAAACGCATATATACAGCATTAGAAGGAACTGGCAGAGAACCTCTTACTCCAGTAGATTTATCTGCTACTCCGCTGATAAACTTTTTATTGCTGTCATAAAAACAAGTAGCCGGTGCATTACCCAGATTGGTCCATCCACTCGCTACATAGTTTTTCCACTTAGACACATCTATGTAGTCCGTCAAATCCCAATAGTTACCGCCATCTGTTATTATGCCAGTGGCTGTTATATACTTATTAGGAGTTACAGTGCTTTTTATGAATCTATTGACTCCACCAATTTGTAGATTATTAATATCATTTTTAGTTGCATAGGTGCCAGATACTTCTAGCTTAATACTATTACTTTCCTTAGTTATTGCTTGTGTTATAGCGTTATTCATCTGCGTTGTTGTGCTATAATTGCCCTTTAAATCCTGCTGAGTTAATGACAAACTGTTACTTATGCTATCAAGATTGATTCTTAATGCAGAATTTTGTCTTAGCATGTAAGCCGTTTCCGAATTAGGTATCTCTTTCCAACTATGGCTTCCATCCTCATTACGAATAAACCGCCATGCTCTTCCTTCGTTTTCCCAGTAAGCAATCTTTCCAATATACTTATCCCACTCCGTATCGTTATACTGCCATGTTTCTTCACGTGGAAACTGTGTATCAGCCGGATACACAGGAACACACCAATCCCAAGCCGGATAATTATCCTTTGTTGGCGCATAAGATATCAGGTATATTTCATCGTCATACTTGGCCATATTAGATAAACTTACACTATATTCCTGCAATGTCTGGTTTACATTAGAAAACTTTTCCTTAACGCTGATTCCGTCTATGTTCTCAGTCCACCAAAGCTTCTGTGTTATAAAATCATCAGATTGTTTTAATAGGCTGCCCCACTCAGAATAATCCTTTCCAGAACCGGTTTTTATATCCTGCAGAAGAACATTAAGTGTCTGTGCTGCATCATCCAGATATATCTTGTTGCTCTTAAGCGTATGTGTGCCATCATTGTTAATAGCATTAAAAAGACTTGCTATATCCAGCTTCCCGGCTGATATATTTGCGTCCTGAGATACCATATCATTTCTGATAATCTCTCTTTGTATGCCTTTTGCTGTAAGTCCTAACGCGTCAAACATCAAGCTGCCTTTTGAATCCCACACATACATGTTATAGTCACCTGATGCATCTTTTCCGATTTGAACGCGAAGCCTATTGCTATCACTAATCTGAATAGTGTTATCAGTCCACTGTGATTTGCCGTCTTTGCTGTGTACCTTTACATCTGTGGTATCAATGTCCAGAGCCTTTATTTTCTTTGCATCTAAGGAATCTATCATAGAATCCTTTATCTGTGCTGTACCTATCATGCTCACAACACTGTTGGCAAAATCTGTAGTAATGCTTTTGCCAGTGGAAGAGCCAAACATTAATGTTTTAATACCAGCAACATCACCATCTAATATGCCTACTTTCTCATATTTAACATTAAGCTGCTCTATGTCAGATTTTATTACCTTTTCCTCTTCTATTGTTGCAAACTTTATGTCTGCCTCATTAGATTTAAGGTAATTGTTCTTAATATACTGCAGCTCATTGTTTACAGACACAATAGTCTCTGCAGTTACCGTATTAGCCTTAACCCATTCTGCATCTACCTTTTTAGAAACCAGTTCCTTAGTAAGCATCATTTCCGCATATGTTCGTTCTACAAGCTTAGTAGATGGTCCTTTATAATCTGTCTCTGTTTCAGTTTCTGTTTTGCCATAAGCTGTAATAGTCATGGCAAGACCTCCATCATATTCCTGAGTTATATTCATAACCGGAACCTTATAAGTCTTACCTAATTCTTCAACAGTTACAATATCCCATGGATCCAGTCGAATATCTCCTAGCGTCTTTAAGCTTGCGCCTCTATACGCAAATCCTCTTACTTTCTTGTATACAGAGTTAAGCTTTTCTTCTGTTGTAAGTGGATTATCAAATGTTATTCCCAAAGTTCCACTTCCTACTGTAAAAGAAGTATTACTGTCAACATTACATGTAAGATAATCTAAATGGTAATCACTCTCATTCTTTTCAAATGTCATTATTCGTGATTCATTTATCGTATAGCCATTATCCTCATACCACTTAATAACAATTGTTCCAGTTCTGTCTACGCAAGCAAAACCTCCAGCTAAAGAAGCGATATATCCGATAACCTCACGATAGGTATATCCTACCGGTGCAGTATCAATAGTTATTCCATTCAAGCCAGATACATTACAGGGAACGCCACATCCAGTACTTATCTCTTTTAAAACAGATTCTGCACTTGCAGGATATGTCAATTCAGATACATATACACCTGTGGTCTTCATCATTCTGTCGTAAGCCGTAAATGTTGTGGTTGCCTGGTCAAGCGTTGGATGTTCTGCAGTAAAAAAGCCAAGTGGAATATACTCATACTTTCCGCTTGGCAGTTTCAATCCTATCTCTATAGGAATCTCTGTGTTTTCAAACAACTCATTTATTCTTTTTACTGTCAGTTCTATCTTAGCTGCAACAGCCGAACCTATCTGTATACCCTCATCAGATGTGGAAGCGGTCTCATAGCTCATCTTTTTAAAGCCAGCGTCAATCCACTTACCATTTATCTTTAATCGTAAGTTAAATGTTCGCGATGGTGATCTAATTGTTGTTGCAAATTGCTCTGATACATTATTATACATAAGCTTAATCCTCGATCATAAATTCAATGGCCGCAATATCCTCTAATGTAGTTCCATCGTACCTGCTGTCAGAATCACATACAGATATGTCATCCATCTTAATCATATGTACATCAACATCCGTTTCCATGTTGTACATCTCATCAATCTCTTTTACAACTTCCTGCTCTTTACCTTCTGGGAACTGGTAAGAATCTCCATCCATGACAGCATTCCCATTTTCATCTTTAAGCACATTGTTCTGTATTACTTCAGTTCTCTGTGTAACAAAAATATCTACTTCTCCTAACAATGTCTTAAGGTTCTTTGCAATCGCATAGTTTACTTTTACAGGCCAATGCTTTCTTAAACCCTGTAAATTCTTAAGCATTGTTGCACTATTATCAATCTGTTTAATAGTCATTGTTTTTTTCATGTTCTGCTCCTTACTGCTGTATTATAGATACACTGGCACTTCTGTAGTAATAGTTACCGTCCCCTATATCACCCAGCACCTCTTTACTCAATGTACCTCTATAGCTTGTTATTGTTATATCCTGTCCATCGTCATGGAATGTTATTGGAAAGAATCCGGCGATGAGTTTGTTCTTAATAAGTGCCATCTCATCTTCCTTCAATATTCCCCAATTAATAGATAAGGTCTTCTTTTCAGCGACAACATCACCCAACATTGTTCCGTCAAGTGCTCGTCCTGTAGAAGAAGACCATATAATCTCATCATCCACCTTGATGGACACAGGAGCCGGAAGCTCCTGATTGTCACATCTTAGTATCAATTCATCACATCCTTGTTAAGTTATAATCTCACATTTTCCTGTCTGCTTTGTATGCTCGTTAATCTTATCAACTACATATTTTTTAAGGCTCTTTCCATCTAGTTGTATATCAAGGTCCAGTGTTTCAAGTATCTTAAGTATCTGCTTAAGAATACTTATAGCCTCTGCCAATAACTCTGCACTGGATGCCATAGCTGCTGCCTTCTGTGCCATATCAAGAAGCTTATCTTCTGGTGCTACAACTTCGCCCTGATGTCTGTTATCGCCAATCATGGCAAGCTGGGGGGTGTTTGGCTTAACATATCCACCTTGTGCAAGGTATGGAATCTTGGAGAAGTCGGCTTCCGGTAAATGGAATCCAAAATCTTCGCCACCTATGCCTGGCACCCAGTTTGGAACTTTAAAGCTTAGTTTATTTACACCTTTTACAACAGCATTAATTCCTCTCTGCATTCCTGAAAGTAATCCATTAATTAAGCCAATCACCATATTAATAGGACCTTTTGCAATATCAGCAATTCCGCTAAATATGCCATCAAAAGCCGTAACTATACCATTCCAAGCGCCTTCCCAGTCACCAGAGAAAACACCCTTAATAAACTGTATAACTCCTTTAAATACAGTAATTGTATCGTTCATTAAATCAGCTATGGTTCCAACGACAACTCCAACCTTATTCCCTATAGAATCAAATATAGCTATAAATATTGGTCCTAATAGTTCAGATAAAAATCCAACTACAGGGGCAATAAAGTTGTTATATATTGTCGTAGCACATGTAACTATCTCACCAACAAAATCCAAGAAATTGGCCAGCAGTGGCTGTAAATGTTCACTCCATACTCTATCAATTACATCTAAAGCATTCTCCCAGACTGGCTGAAGCATATTATTCCAAATATCTAAGAATACATCTCCGGTAGTCTTAACAGCCGCTTTTATTCCAGTAAATATCGGCTCTCCCCATTCGTTCCATGCCCCTGCCATTGTATTAACCAAGCCAATCCATACATTTGATATAGATTCAATGGCTGGACTTACACCTTCGCTCCATAAAGAATTCCAAGATGCTTTAAATGTATCAAATATTGTTCCATTTAAAGATAGCGTCTGGGATGCAAAATCCGTCAGCATTGGTAATCCAACAGAAACAAAATTTGCAAGTATAGGATATGCTGCTTTATTCCATACATCCGAAAAGACTGTATTAAAGCTATCAAATAATCCATTTAATATACTGCCATTAGTATCGACCCATGTTACAAGATAATTTGTAAATGGACCATTAAAATAATTTAACAACGGCGGTCCTAATGCTCTTATATCATTAAACGCACTTGTTAAGTTTTTCTTGGCTGTATCTGTATTTTTTGTAAGTCCATCCCATATTCTTGACATAGATGGAGAAAATGCCGATGCACTCCATTTGCGGAGTTTATCTAATTCTTTCTTTGCCTTATTTACAAAATCACTAATTGCAGATGTTGCATTAGATGTACTTCCACTCACATCTGGTACAAGGTCAACACTTCCGATTCCTGAAGATGTTCCACCTGTACTACCGCTTGAATCAGAACTATCATCTGTTGGCTCTGTCAGCTTATTTATCTGGTCAAAGCCTGCAAGCGACTTTTCTATATCTTTAGCAGTCTTCTTGGCTGCACTTCCTATATCACCTACATTATCCGCTGCGCTGGATGCATCATCTCCTATACCAGCTATATCCGAACTTATCGAACCCATAGAGGTTGATACATCTGCTCCTGTGAGCATTTGCACAAAGCTGGCAAAGCCATCTGCAACCTTCTGTAATCCTGCCAGCAAGTTGTTAAAGCCACGCAGAATAGGTGTAAACAATGCTATGAAGCCTTTACCAAGAGAAGCCTTTAACTGTTCGAATCTGAGTGATAATATTCTTGTCTGATTCGCCCAGGAATCCTGTGTCTTAACAAAGTCACCTGTGGCATTGGACAGTGCACTTGTTACGTACTGATAACGGAGCATTACTTTTTCCTGCTCTGTCATCTTGGCTGTAGTTTTACCAAAGCCGTTATTAAGTGCATACTGGTCTAAGTTCGTCTGTGTCATTACAACGCCCAGGTCCTTAAGTGTCTCTGTTTCACCAGTCCAGATGGATTTCAGCTTTGTATACACTTCATCTGTACCACGATTGTAAAATGATGCAACATCACCTGTTAATCCAGTAACATCTTCTGCCATATCAAGTGCAGCCTGTCCTGTAATGCCCATAGCATTACTCATCTGACCAAATACACCCATGTACTTCTTAGCCGATAATTTCGATAAGCCGAAGTTGGTCATGGCGTTAGAAGCCCACTGGTCTGCCTGTCCACTTAAGTCCTTAAATGCCGTATCTACAACATTCTGTACTTCTGTAACATTAGAACCAACTTCTAAGCAGTCTTTCGTAAACTTAGTAAAAGCTGCTATACTTAATCCAGCAGCTATTTTCTTTCCCATACCAGAAAAGATGGATGTTGCCTGCTTTGCTGCCTTATTGGAAGCTCCTGTGAGTTGATTAACTATCTGTGAACTGTCTATGCCAAGTTCCAGAGCTATCTGTCCTACTACATCCGACATACTCCCTCCTTTCCGGCATTTAAAAAGACCACTTTCTACTTAGAGAAAGCGGTCTTAGCCCAATTTTGGAAGTCACTCCAATACTTATTGTAATTTGCAGAATCTTCCATTAATTTTCTATTTCTTCTTAATATCCAATCATTGCGGATTTTCTTCTGTTCTTTAGTGAATTCCTTTATAACCTTAGGATCTTTTTCTGCTCTGATTCCTACAATTCTCCCAAGTGGTGTTTCAGGCATTATTCCTGACAATAAAGAACAGAATTCAGCCCATGACATATCATCTTCTGTTCGCAATCGTATGCCATACTGGGACAGGAAGCTGGCTTCTATCAGCTCCCAATCATCCCATATATCATAATATACCTCATTATGCTGAGGGTGTCTGCTCCTCGCCGTACGTTCCCATAGCAACCTGCATGATTGTATTATACATTTCCTTATATTCAGGAATAGGAAGATCTAATGCCTCAATCTTATCTGAAGCATCTTTTCCTACAAGCATTTCAAGGCCTTTAATCATAAATGCCATATCATCCTTGTTTTCCTTGTTTTCTGCTTCCTGTGCCATAGCCTGTATATTAAGAATTGTGCTCTTCCTGTTATTAACAGTAACAACCAAATCTTCTGTAATACGAATCATAGGTAACTGATTCGTAATCTTCATAGATATATCTATTACTTTAAAATCTGTCTTTGCCATTTTTCATATCCTCTCTTTCTTTAAGCTGCTACATATGCTATATATGTTGGCTTTCCATCCGAATTTGCATCCCATTCAAGCGCATCAATACTTGTAGCATCTCCACCAAGAGATTTTACATCGATTACTGAAGGTACAAGAAGCTGATCAAGATTAGGGAATATAATAGACACCCATGTATTGCAATCCTGACCTGTCTTCATAAATCGACTTGCTACATAATCATTTCCTTCATCTCCATAGTTACGCTTACCGCCGAAAGATATACCAAGTGACTTAGCTGTCATGAGCCTTCTTACCCAGCCAGCCTGATCCATTGGATTCCATTCCTCAATGGTTCCATCTACAGATATACTTAAGCTCTCTGCATCTTTTACGATCTTAGTTTCTACTGTTTCTGGCGTGTCCGAATCCTTTCTTCCAGTTATACATACTCCAAACTGAATTTTATGTACCGGATTAACCCCTGTTAATGGTGTAGCTTCCGCGTTATACCCAGCTATCTTTGTATTCTGTGACATACTTCTACCTACCTTTCATAACAAAATTTAAGTTCTATGACCATTTCAAATATTCCTTTATCGTCTGTATCAGCTTCAATCGGTGCTGATACTAACATTTCTGTAAACAGAATATTTGTGTCATTAATGTTTACATGTTTCATATCTCTGAGCTTGTCGTAAAGCTCCTGTGAGACTTTTTCAGTCTCCCTGACACTTTTATTCCAATGAATCAGTATACTTATGGATTTGACAGCGTAAGAGCTGTTCTGTATACCCCCAACAGCCATCTGAACATTATCTCCCCTGTTAAGATGGTATACACCTATGCTCTTATCTTTCTTATCATCAAGCTTTCCACAATATACATGGTCATCAGCCGCTATTCCAAGACCTGCTATAAGGTCTCTCACATCACCTATTCCTAACATCCTAACATCACAACCCCGCATTCTTTTTATAAAACTTTCCAAATGCTTTAGGTGCAAGATTCTGCTTCTTACCACCTTTCATGTAGTCATCAAGCCATCTGCCTTTAGCATTCGCATTTCCTTCATGTTTCTTGCCTTTATCATCAGTCCACGGTGTCTGATGGAAATTGTATTCTGGATGATAATACAGCCTTCTGGCGTATGGTGTACTAGACACAAGATATGCTTTTCCCTGACCTATATCAGATAAATCAACAAATGTGCTTTCATTCTGTAATGCACCTGTATCCCTCGGTATAACCTGGCTCTGAACGACATCTGTATGTATTGCTTCTGCTGTCTGTACTAATGACACCTGTGCTGCTGCCGTAAGCTTCCTTACCATAGGCATATTAAGCTTAACTGTAGACTTAACATTCTTCGCCATTACATCACATCCAATCTTACATAATTAACCGTACCATCCGGATTACGGCACTTCGTACCCTTGTATATATGCCTTGTTACACCGAACACCGTTATATCACCTTTAGTAATAACAGGAAGATCCGGTGCAATATCTCCTGGTATCAAAGCACATCCTTCAAGCTTTATAAGCACCTTTTCTACTGTTAATTCTGTCTTACCGCTGTCCTGATAGTTACATAAGCCATCCCATATAACAGGCTCAAGAGGCTCTCCATAGACATTCCTGCCTTCTTGCGTTATCTCAAGGTGTATCTCTGTCTTACACATGCTCTTTAATATTAAACATGGGTACTTCATACTCACACCCCCAGACTTAAACAACACAAACCTGTCTGACAAAGTATCTGGTATGTATCGCGTTTTACAGCAATTCCATTCTGTACAAGAACATTCCAACTGCTGCCAAACTGCATAGATACTCCATTTAGAGAATAATTCTGTAAGACACAATTAATCATGTCCTCATTCTCATATTCAAAATCAGCCATCTCACAACACACATCTATCAGTATGCCCTGCTGGAACTCTGTCAGATTATTAAATCCTCTTGATGTTATACGATTAAAAGTAAGCGAGTCGATATGCCGACTCGCCTGTTTTAATCTTCGTTCTATCTGCTCATCCGGGATAAGTCTATGTTCACTAAGGTACTGCTCTTTACTTGCATATACCATAAGACCACCGCCTATTCTGTCTTATCTTCCTTTGGTTCATCTGCTGTTACTTTCTCTTCCTTTGGCTTATCTTCCTTTGCCTTACCTGTTTTCTTTGACCTAATAACCTTTGGTTCAAAGGTCAATCCAATTACTGTATCTGCCATAATGATTCCTCCTTAATTATCCTTATGTGATACATATACCCCAGCGGTCTTATTCTCATATACATGGCCATAAAGGTTATTATTACGATACTTGAATACATGACTATCGCCATCCTGGTCCTGATCTGGACTAAAGTACTTAATATACTGATCCATAGCTGTTACAGCTGCAGACTTCTCTACACATAAGAAATTAACATTCTTAGCCGGCTTAGTTGTCATCTCGTAATTTTCAACCTGTGTTCCACTTGGACTACTAACAGCCTTGTAATTGCCCTCACTTTCTTTTGTGTAATAAGTCTTACCCGGCTGTGGTGATGTATCCTTTGATAATGTATAAGCTGCCTTAGTCTTTTCATATCCATATGAATTCTTACCATCATGAAGGGTTATTGATGTGTACATACGTGACTGTGGAACTGGTATGATCTGAGAAAATCTCTTAAGTACTTCTCTTGATTTAGTTGTATCCATATCGTCCGCAAGAGAAGCTAATGTAGGTGTGATGAATAAAATACGTGATTCCATAGGAACTTCATCCTCATCCATCTTATTAGCACAAGCTCTTAACGCTGTTATTAATTCAGCTCCTGTTTCAATATTCTCTTCCTTTACTGTTATATCCTTAGTTCCACAGATTTTAGCAATACGTGCGGCATCTGTTTCCGGAATAACCTTTGTTCTTAAGAATTCACTTGATAACTTGGCAAATGGCTGTGCAAGTGTTTCATCATTATCAAGACGGTCGATTCTTAAATCCTGTGAACGTTCCTTATCGTACTTAACTGTTTCCCATGTAAGTGAAGTTGAACCCTTTGTGTAACCTGACTTTCTATCAAAATCACCAAGTGCATCCATATCAAGCTTCGCAATCTTGATTTCACCGTTATTGCCTTTTCTTACTGTTGTTTCATCACCATCTAATACTGAGGTCTTTGAACCTTCCTTATACACCTCATCAAGTATTGGAAGGTATATTGTAGATAATTCGATATTATTCATATAATCCTATTCCTTTCTTTACTGCTTTGGCTTTAATCCGAATAACTTTCTTATTGCATCATCATTACCCGGATTGCCATTTCCATTGTTACCAGGAGCACCAATCTGGAAGCCAGCATTGTTCTCCATACTTGGCTTAAGTGCTGGTACATCTTTAAGTACCTGCTCAAGTGAAGCTTTGATATTATCTTCAGACACCTTTCCATCAACACCCTTTACCTTGCTGAAATCAGCCATCTTAAGCACATAGGGAAGTGTCTTAGCTTCTATACCAAGTGTCATTGCTACCTTTGTAGCTGCAAGCTCAATCTGAGCCTGTTCAGCAACCTTATGTGCTGCTGCCACTTCATTCTGAAGATTAGCATTAGCGTTCTGTTGCTGTTCTGTCTGCTGCTGCTTATTCTGTTTAAATGTCGCAATAGCCTGACTTATCTCATCTTCTGATAATCCCTGCTGCTGAAAATAGCTTTTAAGCACAGCATTCTCTTTCTTGGCAGTCGCATTATCCAGCATTGCCTGTATCTTGTCATAATCAACACCAGCCGCCTGCTGATTATTCTGATTACCCTGCTGTCCTGCCTGTCCATTGTCTCTTCCAGCGTTCTGGTCGCTGTTACCATCTCCGCCCTCTGCGAAGAGCTGTAAATTCATAGGTAATGTCTTTCTCATCATCTATCTCCTTTCTTCCGTTTACCGCCCGTCGGCATTTCCCTAAAATTTAGTGCCATTAAGTTTTAGGCATAAAAATAGCACCCACAGCGTATTGCTATGCGTGCTTATTAACTAATATTAAATTGTGTTGCACCGGTGCAACTTACTCTATTTTCTAAAGTTCTATTAAGATGTATCCGCCATCCCGTGTATCTGACATTTTAACTATCTACCTCCTCCGGATAATTATACTTCATTAAATCTCCCTATGTTCTTATCTCCACCAAATTCTTCCATCAACATTTCCTGATGTTTCTTGTGTGATAATTCAGAATAATACTTACGCTGTTCCTGCGTAGTTGCTTCTCTTCCCTTTTGCAGCAACTCTTTATATTCTATAATCATGCTAAGCATAGGTTCTTCTAATCTCAATGCCAATCTACGATTAGACTGATTTAATTCCTCAATATTTTCTAAAATCTTCCTTTGCTCATCATTACTGATTATTTTATCAAACCGTGACTTTAGGCTCTTAATTTCATCATTGTTTTGTTCTATTAAATGATTCGTATATTGTATTATACTTTCTCTTTCACTTTGATTACGCATACAACATTCTCCTTTAATACCCCACTAGAATCTTCTAAATCCTCTGGAAAATATAGATACTCCCTATGTTTTGATAAATAATCATATTTACTTTCCTTTATCACTTCAACCACTTCATACTTTGAACTACTTAAAACCTCTGATTCATCAGTCCCAAATAAAGATAAATGCTGCACACCAACAGCCGTTTCATTTTTCTCGCATTCAAGTATAACAGAACTTCTCTCGTAATCGCTTATTCCGCCATATCCAATGGCAGTACCTTTGTTACTCGTCCAGCTCTCTATTATACCTCTTCTTGGTAGTTCATCACCTTTTTTCAAATCGCTAAACATTCTAACATCTGAGTTGTTCAATATCATTCCTCTGCTTATACTGCCTTCGTATGTTGGCATTCTGTCAATTCCATCTCTAATTGTTTTAGCTGTTTCAGTTTCTCCATTCAGAATTGATGTATAATCACCACCAAAATACTCTTTAAGTGCCTCTTGAAGTTCTTTTGCTTTTTCATCCGAATACCCTGTATCTGTCTTAATCTGTTCAAGTGCTTTCTTATTAAACTTATCAAGTTCATTATCTGGAACTTTACCACTATATCCAGTATTTAACTGTTTTCTCTTTTCTTTCTGAAGTAACAGCTTATTCTTTTGTTTTTCAAATTTCTTTATTCGAATGTCTAAATCTTTTAGTTTATCAACCAAATCATCCTCAGAAACATCTCCAAAGCCATCCTCGATAGAATCAAATTCTTTGAACCAGTCATCATAAGAATATCCTTCTGTCATGTCGCTAAATTCTTTCTTAAGAGACTCTATTTTTGTATTCGTGTTAGTGATACTATCTTTTAATTTTATTTTATCATTCTTCTGTCCATTTGCAACAACATTCTCCCATTGTTCCTTCCTTGCCGCATACACTTTCTTGTTATCCGGGTCTAGGGAATACTTAGACAGCCTGTCAAACTGCTCCGCCATTCTGCCTGCATACTGCTGTTTCTGATCCTGCCTGTAGCCTTCCTTAACCTGCTCAAGCTCTTTCTTGGAAAACTTGCTATCAGGCTCATCATCCAACTCTGGGAAGTATGTTGTATGTACATCTTTACAATTTGGGTGGTAAAGCCCTGCTGCCATAGCAGAAGACATAAGTGGATAAGGACCATCAGATGCCTTACCTCCGCTCCACACATCATCTATAAGCACTTTACCAACAAACGGAAGGCATTTAGGACAGGCATTAGCACGCTTATTCATAATAACTGTACTAATTCCCCATGATTGTCTCATTTCGCCTTCTCCGGTCAGATAGGCACGCTTGCTGGCTGTCTGAATTGCCGTCTTAGCATAATCCTTCGCTGTATGCCTTGCACCATTCGCATATTCTATGCAGTTAATGCCTGCCTTAAGAAAATCCTTTGTAGCCATATCTACAGCCTTCTCATATGTTCCTGCGCCTGTATTTGCATATACCTGTGCATTAAATATTATCTGTCTGTATTTGTCTTCGGACATCCTGAGCATTGCCTTCTCTGCTGTACCAAAATCATTCTTTGTGGCTTTTATCAGAGCTTCCAGTTTTCTTGTATTAAGCTTAAAAAAAGCACCTTCAGCGCCCTGTGACACCTTAGATGCTTTCAAGCCCTTCTTTAAGGCCCTTAATATCTTCTGTTCCTGTTCTGTACCGCCTTCCTGTCTGGCTGCAAATATCATTGCGTCAATAGAATCATTTATGTTACTGAACGACTTCGTGAACTTCTTTTTATTCTGTGCCTTATACTTTTCCAGAGCCTTAAGCTGTTCTACCTGCCACTGTGACCAGTTAAACCCCATATCTGTCTCTTCTGCTCTGTGGCTCGCAAGATTGCGCATCATAGAAGCAATCAGCTCATCTTCTATGGCTTTAAAGGCTTTCTCTATATCATAGTCTGTATTTAACATAGGCTACCTCTAAAAGCTTTCCACTTCAAATCCATCTAATTCCGTATTAAGTGCCGGCTCTTCCATATCTGATATTCCCTGTTCAGCCTTAAGCCTTGCAACCTCTTCCTGTTTCCAGTCATCATCCTTAGTGTCTCCATACAGCTCATCAACGGACGCTTCCACACTCATGATGCCACCCTGCTTAGCTTTGCTTACTGTCTCAACTTGGCTCTCAAAGCTAGGGTTCGCGTATTCACCGAATGTTACATCAACATCAATTTCCTGTGTTGTTGCATTATTAAGTGTATCTATCGCCTGCAATGTCATTTTTACAAGCTTTGGAAGAACCTTCTGGAGCTGATTTACAATATTGTTTCTTGTGTACAATGTAGCCTTTTCTTTTTCTCTTGTAGCCTCTGCATTATCAAGTTTCTTTACATCTATACCTAATGTAGATGGGCTCATGATTCCCTGCAAACAAAGGTCCAAAGCCGTAATATATGTAGCAAGGTATCCTTCATGTGGTATTTCACTTTGTTCCCTCTCTATCTTATAACTTGCACCTTCTGCCATAGGAGACGAATACTGTATATAAGCGTTGTCAAATGAATTTGGCAGCATAACCTCTCCATTACTAGGATTTCTAGGAAGTAAATTCTCTGGTATATATTCCTTTGTACGGTTATGTCTTAAAGCGTCCATCCACTGGCTCCATGCTTCATCCAGCGCGTCAAATTCATCTATCTTGCTGTCATATATGCTCTTGCCTCTGCCTTTAAATTTCGCTGATTTATAGAACATGAGCGGTATGGCCATCATAAAACTTTTATCTTCCCATGTTACAGGTCTTAAACCTGCAAGCTCCGGCACAGTGCTGATATCACATTCTTTATTATCTCTTGTGAGCATATATGTTATATAGCCTTTGCCATATGTTTCAAGCAGAATGTACTCTTGATTCTTAACTGTATATACTGTCTTAAACACAACCTCTTTCACTCTGCCGCGTTCTCTTATTATCTCTACCCTGTCGCCAGGATAAAACTCTATGATTGGATACTGACTGAGATTCGTGTCTATGGATAGCTTAAATGCTCCATCTCCAACAATAAGTGTATCTGATATTGCTTGCTTTATAAGCTCTGTAAAGTCATTTTCTTCCGCTATCTTATCCCAGTCTGACTGCCTACTGCCAACATCTACCTCGTTCATATCTGCAACAACAATACTTGCAAGCATATCAACCATCATTGCAGGTAATCCTACATGTATCTTTCTTATCGCTAATCCAGGAGAGCATTTTGCAGCCCAGAATCTTGTCTTGTCCCCATCAACCTGATCATACAGCTGTGACAGCTCTTCACTTACACCTCTGTACCATATCTGATTCTTAATGGCGTTACCTTCAAAGTCGAAGATTTCCTGTATATTAATTATTCCTCTCTGTGCCGGCTGCACACGCAACCATGTCCTTATTCCATCTCTTATCTTATCAGCCATAGTATTAAATATGCTCACCTCTCTCACTCTCCTATCCGTTCTCTACTCCAACTTTGTCCCTGTATGGTATCCAGCCATATTGTGTACTGTTTACCATATGATCGTTTCCATCTTCCGGCTCACAGTCTTTATCTTCCAGCCAACTGTATACCTGCAGTTCCCCGGTGTAGTTCGTGCATGTATCTACAACATAATAGCTTGGCTCTTTGCCCTTTTCGTCGTTAAAGGACATCCAGCCAAGCTGCAGGTTTATTCTGTCTATTATTGTTACTTTCTTATACGCATTATTGAATATATACAGGCATTCATGATGTTCTCTCTTATACTTGGCAAATTCTGTTATTGTCGCCTGATCAGCGTTATCAATAAAGGTGTTCTTTGCCATGCCGCCCCATTCCTTACGATTTCTTTCAAGGAAATCTATATAATTCTTAACTGTATCGCTTGGAGCTATTGGTATATCAAGAGCCGCATTGTTATATACCTTTTCATCCAGTACTATCAGCTTGCCTTTGTTGGTTATTCCCATAAAGGACATAGCAATAGTATCAGGACTCTTCGTTGAATATGCCGTATCAAGACCGCTTGTATATATTACAAACCATTCTGTCTGCTTATCGTCATATTCTTGCTTAATAAATACCTTTGCCTGTTCTTTAGTAATAACATGTCTTTTGCAGAAATTAGAAAAGACAAGACCTGTAGCCTTGCCTCTCAACCCTAATATCTTGTTTTTATATATCTTAGTACCAGGAGGATAGCTCATTTTCTTCTGTTCTATCTTCTCTGGTGTCATGGATATGTTGTCTTCAAATGTGAAGAACCAATACACCCAGTCTTTAATAGGCTCACAACCGTTAAGGTCCTTCCATATCTCTTCTGGCACATCCGCCTTGTACTTATCAATCGGTCTTGCGTGATTGATGTACTCTGAATATATTGGCAGCGTAGGCGCATCCGGATTAAGTGTACCTACAAAGTATTCAGAACGTCCGAATATCTCTCGTATGAAGTCTATGTTAGCTGTATTGCACTCATCTACCCACACACATCCAAACTGTGAACCCAAGGCATTCTTCCACTTGCTGGCATTATCGTAACCAAGAATATATATTATCTTTGTACTGCTGCCAGTTTTGAATTTAATATGTGGAAGTTTATTCTCTTTATCACCGTTTCCACAGTATTCCAAATTAGGGAATATCTGAAGTAATCCCATATCTGCATTGATTATATTCTTTTCAATAACACCTGTTGTATTACCGGCTATAACATGCAGCTTCATATCTGATTCTGCTACATTCATGATAAACTTCACAGCAACCGTTGTTGTCTTACCTGATGCAGTAGAACCTTCAAGGAATTCTGCTCTTGCCGGTGTATCTATGTAATCCCAATACTTATCACTTAGAAGCATCAGGCTCACCCCTTGCTTGCCTTACGCTGAGCAAGAAGCTCTGCAAGCTCATCCTTTACAGAATCGTTTATATTTGCTTCTATCTTATCCGTGAACATTCCAAGATGTTTGCCAAGAAGCTCCAATGCCCTCACCTTATCACACGGCTTGACCTCTAATCCATCTCGCCCTTTCTTAATAACAGCTAATGCACGCTTTTGTTCTTCTGTAAGTTCTTCTGTCAATACTGGCTCTACAGTCCTGTATGTAGCAGGTTTGCCATCTTCATCCAGTATATCCACAAGCATTCCGCCTACTTCTGCTTTCATCTTCTTCTCGACTACATGTGCATAATCTGCTGTATTAGAAAAAGCTATCAAGGCAAGTTCCCTGATCACTCGCTCCTGAGTAATTTCCGTCTTGCGCGATAGTTCTTTTTGTCTTTCTCCTATGTACTGTGAAATTGTAGTATTTTGTAGTAATTTTGATGCGTTTGTATTTGCATACTTTTCTGTGTACCCCGCCCTAATAGCCGCTTGTGTGGCATTAAGGTCTATAAGGTATTCATCACAGAATTTCCGTTGTTTATCTGTTAATCTCACACAATCAGCTCCTTTCTTGGCATACAAAAAAGACACCAGCCTTAAGCCAGTGTCTTACCGGGGGTATTAATATTTAATAATGGAGAAATCATGCTGTCCATCATGTCCTGTTTAGATATTAACACAGACAAAACGAACAGAGCGAACAAACTTTAAATTTTTGCTAAAAATCTTTCTACTGCCATTCTGCAGCCATCTGCTGTGTGATGTTTTCCCATCTTTCTTGCTACCTGCACCCAAGATAAACCTTCTATGTATCTTAATGTTATAAGCCGTCGCATTCTGCTATTGTCAATTTCATTTACACACTTTTCTATGAGGTTAATTTGAGTGTCTATTTTCTCTTTAACATCTATCTGCTGCCGCTGTCGCACTAAAAGAAGTGTTCTCTTCCGTGAATATGCCGGATAAGGGAAGCCTTCTACAACAAAATGCTGCTTACCTCCATCTCCGCCTGTAACACTATCCTTTTCCGTATATCCTTCTGCTTCCATTTTATCCAGTTCTCTTTGTATCTTATCAATCGCGGCCTGTATTTCCTGTTTCTCCTTAACCAGATCATTGTACTGCTTAAGAAGGTCTTTTATATTGTTATTTTTCAAGTTGTTCATCACCTACCTTCTTCTCATCTGCTACCAGTTTTTCCTCATCCAAGATTTCCAAAATATAATATTGCTTATCTGGTTCAGCTCCCCACTCTGATTTCCCTTCCCCAATCCTTAATCTACATCTTGCTTTTATTGCTTTAGAATCCTTGCTATATCCATTACGGAAAATAATCTCCTGAACACTGTCTTTCCTTATCTCCTCTGGTACTGCCTCGCCCTGCAACAGTTCATATTTGCTTCTATGTGAGAAAATACTTGATGGATATATAGTTATTGCTCCGAACAGATTCTGGAATCTTGTTTCGTAATATTCTTTTATTTCTCGATACTCTTCTTTCTTCTCTCCAGAAAGAATCATGTCGAACCACTTTTTCTTGATTGTCAATATTAGCATTATGAATCACCTGCCTTTAATTTATCTAATGCTTTCATGGCTACTTCTAACATTGGTTTACTAGTTCTACAATTCTGGCCAATATATGTACATTCTGTCTCTTTGAGATATCCGCACCCTATACATATCGCCTTTGCTACAGCCCTTTTCGAATCCTCTATAGCCTTATTTCTTTCCTTTCCTTTTTCAAGATAATCTGCAGCTTCATTGACATCATTATTGACTACTTTACTATTTAAAAATGCTGTTTTAAACATTTCAGCAATCTCCTTCTCGTCAACTCCACATAAACTAGGAACATTTCTACTCATATCCCCAATGATTCTTATAAAGAAATCTTCAAATTTATCCTGCATAAAATGTATTTCAAATTCCTCTGGCATTTCTATTATTAATTTCATTTTTCATACTCCCTCCTAATAAACATCTCTCCATCGCACCAGAAGTATTCTTCTGTTGGCATATAATTCTCTATTATCGTCTTTCTATTGCATGTATATGTTCCGTCTGCTGCCACGCTGTTAGAACACTGCTCACAACAGATATATTCACATAAGTGTTTATGTCGTCTTCTGCTCACCCTTTCACCTCTCATTTTCCTTTTTGAATAAAAAATACCAACCATCAAATAATGACGGCTGGCATCTTTCAACTGCTTAATATTCTTTTTCAATATCCTGTAGTGCATATTCTATATATCGCATCCATTTCTCTCTTGTATAATTCAAACTATAATATTTAAATGCAATCTCAATCATAACTATTATAATTAAAAACAACAAAACAATCGTTATAATAGTTAATCCACCTTGTTCATTTAAATTTTCAGCTTTCATTGAAACACTTATATTATATGCACTTACCATAGTTGAAATCATTAATGAAAAAACAGAAACACAAAAAGCTAATAACGATAATGTATTTCGATTAAAATTTTTATGTAAATCTAGCTGTACTTTAAGTTTTAAGATTTTATCTTTATCTTCATTTATATATTTTCTTAATGCTCCTTTAGCACATACTATTTCGTTAAAATGGCATATTGATTTCTTTTTACAATTTTCAAGTTCATCACATAATATGATAATGTCATCCTTATTTTTCATATGATATCCTCCTTCATGCTATAATAATAGCACAATGCCGTCATTATTCAATTGTCAAAGAACAATACCTTAGGCAAATCTTAATTGCCCTGTCTTTTCCTCGTTTATACTGCAGTTAGGCATTCTCTGCGCTATGCATAATTCTTTAAGATTAGCCCTTACCAGTGCATTAGGTACCATTGGACTAACAGAATTGCCACATCTCTTAACCTGCTCCGCTCTTGGATATGTCTTACCTGTGTAATCATGGTCAATTATGTAGTCGCTTGGGAATCCCTGACACCCATACAATTCCCTAGGCTCTAACATTCTTAATCCTATATCAACAATCTGGTAGTCTGTACCTTCTATGGTTACAAGACCAAACCGGTCTTTTGTGGTAATTGTATCGAGAGGTTGTTTAATATCCTGTCCTGTAGCATCACCATAATACTTAACAAGAAATGCCCTTACTTCTCCGAAATGTCCATCACCTGCTGTTATAGTTGGAAGAGGCTTCTTTATATCTCTTCCGTCACAATGGTTATTCATCTGAATAAGGTTCGATAAAACCAGTCCATATCTGTTAGAACCATCTATGGTCATAACTGGATTATCTATTGTCTGACCTCTTACCTCTCCATGAACAGTCTCCGAGTGATACTGGATAAGTGTAGGACATATTAAACAATGCTCGTTTTTACTTACTATCGTAGATAGCGGCTCCTGAATATTCTTGCTCCGGTCTTTTGTAAAACCAGTCTGTCCAATCTGAACCATGTATGGTTCTACAATCCCATATCCATGTTTACTTGTAATTGTTGGCAATGGTTTTTTAGTATCCAGCGGTCTTCTGTCTCCACCATGATTACACTGAACAATAAAAGGTTCTGGATTATCCAAAACAAATTTCTTTAAGCCTCTTGCGATTCTTTCCATTGTCTTGGGTGCTAATGGTCTTACCGCTTTTATTCCATATTTCTCCTTTATCTGTTCAGATGTATCAAATATGCTGGGGCATGGTCTGCTAAAATCTATCTGTGTATATGCTCCAACATAAGGTTTTAGCATTCCCTTTTTCACAGCTTCGTTGTCTGCTGGTGCATGTGTAGGCTCTGGCCATATAATAGGTCTCTTGTCACATCTTGCAACCATAAAGAATCTCTTTCTCATGGTTGGTGCTCCGTAATCTGCTGCCACAAGCTCCCTGAACTGTACTTCATATCCTAAATCCTGCAGCTGGTTTACAAATTTATTAAATGTCTTGCCCTGCTTTGTTTTGATTGGATGATGCCCCCTGTTCAATGGTCCCCATGTTTTGAATTCTTCCACATTCTCCAACATGATTACTCTAGGTCTTACCAGTCCAGCCCACCTGCATGCTACCCATGCAAGACCTCTTATATTCTTATCCTTTGGCTTGCCGCCTTTTGCCTTGCTGAAATGTTTACAGTCCGGAGAAAACCAGGCAAGCCCCACAGGATGCCCATTACATGCCTGCACTGGGTCTACCTGCCATACATCTTCGCAATAATGCTTTGTATTCGGATGGTTTGCTTTATGCATTGCAATAGCCTTAGGATCATGGTTAATTGCTATATCCACACTAAAGCCGGTAGCTTCTTCTATTCCGGTGGAGGCACCGCCCCCACCAGCGAAATTATCAACTATTAATTCCCCGTTTATCATATTAAGCCTCCATAAAGTCAAACAGCGTAGGTGTTTCTATCTCATTCTCTGCTTCCTGAAGATATCCAACACCATCTCTGAAATAGTCACAGCTCAGTTCTATTCCATAGCCATATCTTTTCATCTTTACTGCCGTCATTGGAACTGTCATTAAGCCTCCAAACGGGTCAAGAACCATATCACCTTCATTACTGTATCTGTTAATGATTCTTTCAACAATATCAAGCTGTAGTGGGCATACATGCATCTGCTGCCTGCGTCTGCTCTGTGTTGTATTAAGTGTTCTCATTCTGTTTATATCATCCCATACGTCAAGGTTATTCCATGAACCGGGAGCGACAACCATAAATGTGGCTGGGAGCTTATCATTTTTATCTAACTCTTCCGCAAGCTTCACATGTTCTTCATAGCTGTATACATTGGAACGGCTGTATTCCCTATAAACTCTCTGTAAATCATCAACACTAAATTCCTTAAGCTCATCTTTGCTTATAAGCCTGTCGCCTGAACTTCTCCAGTATCCGTGAGCGTCTATCTGCCATTGTGCCCTTGTATAATCTTCCTTGGTTTTCTTTACAGGATCATCCGCATATGCATTAGACTTATCCGTTGGAAGCTTTCTAAACAGAAGTATGTATTCAGGACAGCCTACGCCCATCTTTGAACCGTCTTTACACTGTTCAGACCATCCCAGGCGGTATGTCTGGTTATTCTCCCTGACCACATCTGTAACAACTGTTATCATTCCAAAATACTGAAATCCGTGTTTCATGTAGTGTTCTATACACTGTGCATGAAACGGCTCTATTGTAGGCATTCCAGTTCCTGTAGCATTTCCAAATAATACCCTGTCTTTTACATGGATGGCTGCTACCCTGCCAGGTTCAAGAATCCTTAAAAGCTCCGGTGTAAGGAAGTCCATCTGCTCAAAGAACTTTTCTGTATTCTCATTGTGTCCGAAGTCGTTGTAATTGGCGCTATACTCATAATGATTTCCGAATGGAATGGATGTGTGTATAAGTCCTACAGAATTACTCTCAATTCTTCTGCACTCTTCAACACAATCATCATTTACCGCTGTATAATGCTTTCCCTGTACTTTCACTGTCTCAACTCCCATCTTTCTCTCTAACCGCTTTATTTTAGATGCCGGACTTAAACCATATTTCTTTACAATATCCGTCATTTTTTTAACCATGTGATTATGATTCTTCCATTTCTCAAGCAATGCTTCTTTTATCTGTCTTTCGTTCTCCATGTATATAATGTCTATAACAACTGTATCTGTCTGTAAGAACCTGTAACATCTATGTACTGCCTGAATAAAATCGTTAAACTCATAATCAATCCCCAAGAATATCTCCCTGTGGCAGTAACGCTGAAAGTTACAGCCTGAGCCCGATATTGATTTCTTTGTTGCAAACAGCTTGATTCTTCCCTGCGCAAAATCAATAACCCGCTTTTCCCTTATGTCATAATCCTGTGAGCCATATATATCTACAACTTCGGGTATTGCCTTAAGAATTGCCTTTCTTTCAGACTCTAAGTCATGCCACAAAAGGAAATGCTCCTCAGGCGAACTCTCTACAATCTCTTTCATTTTTTCAACACGCTGGTCAATACTGTTTCTTTTTACTTCTGCAGCTTCCTTCAAGCCTGCTGCCGCTTCCGTAAATAACTGCATTTGTCCTGTTTTATCAGATGTATCCCCGTAATGTATTGGTATCTCATGCCACCTTACATCAAGCGGAGGTAATACATATCCCTCATCGGAATATTCCGGATTTACATCTGAAGGTTTCGTTATGAACAACGCCCATGATGAAACCCACAGCCAGAATTCATCTTCCATATTCGGGTACAATGTAAAATTGTTTGCCTTAGTGCTGTCTCTCTGAAAGAATCTTGTAAGTGCCTGCCCTGTATCCATTACCTCAAGATAGCCGGCATAATGTATGAGCTCCTTATATTTGTTTGGACTCGGCGTTGCTGTGGCTACAAGCTTGTAAGGAACATTCTTGAACTTATCAAGAAATGTCTGGTATGTCTTACTTCCAAAAGACCTTAAAACACTTGCTTCATCTAACGATGTCGCAACAAAATAATCTGGTCTTATATCACCGTCTCTTACTCTTTCATAGTTGGTAAGAACAATACTGCTGTCACAGGATTCTACTTCTTCCATACTTCTGCAATAAACAGGTGCATCATATCCAAGAACATTCACAGCGTCCTGTGTAAATTCCTGTTTTACTCCAAGTGGAAGAACAATCAAAGCCCTTCCGCCCTCGTGATCTATTACCTGTTTACAGAATTCTATCTCCTGTATGCTTTTACCTAAACCAAAACTTTCAAACAAAGCTCTTCTTCCACCTTTAAGTGCCCATATTACGGCATCCCTCTGATGTGGCTTTAATGCTTTGTTAATATCTGCCGGATTTACTTCAAATCCGCTATCCTGTGCAAGTTCTATCTTGCTTTCTAAAAACTCTTTGTATGTCATTTCTGAAAGGAACATCGTACGAATCACTCTGGCCAGAGTTCCAGGCTCCTTTCTGATACTTTTATTTCTCTGCTGCCCTCATGCATTTATATGAGCAGTAATATTTACAATTTCTTTTGTAGCCCCATGTCTCTCTGCTTACCGTTATTGTGGATACATATTTACCACATTGTGCACAATAAAACCCAAAAGCATCATTGCGCTTCTTTACTGGGAGACTTCGCCTTTCTGTCTGGCTTGTCCTCTTTTACTGTTACTGCATCGCTTAATGCAGAAATACAGACTTCTAAAGACTTACAATGTTCTTCAATTACCTCACTTAAGCGGTTCTTAATGTATTCAGCCGCATCATCTGCTATATCTTTCATACCAGGGAGCTTGTACAGCTTTGTATACCCTGCGTAATGGCTTCTGTCTTCGCTTGGCTCCCCCTTGAATAAGTCTTCCCCTGTAAGTTCTTCCTTGACTCTGTACATATCCAATACCCTATTTGCGCCATCTTCTATTGCAAGTCCAAGTTTTCCTATCTGCAATAATGTTTCCTGTGTCATTAGTTGTCCTTTCCAGCTTTACAGAATCCGACAATAACACTTGCTAATGCTGCTCCGGCTATAAAGCTTATTATCTCTGCAATCATATATCCTCCTACTTGCAAGTTATCGATTCTAATTTACAAATAATCCAGTAAATAAGTGTACAAAATACAGGAATTATCCCTAAATACATTATTATATTTATTTGTGTAAAGTTTATTGTATTTGAATATTCACCATACTCTATTATATAACGTAAAATCATGCCTACAGTTGTACATAATAATGATATTGAATATACATGTATACTTTTGTTACTACTTAACAAACTTGTAAACAAAGTGGCTAATATGCCATAGGATAGAATAATCATATATGCTTTTTCAAAATCAAATGACCATCTTTCATTTGATAGTGGAAACACAAAACATCCACAAAAAATTAAATAACCAATCAATACTAGCCATGATACTTTTTTATGTTTTTGAACAAATATTCTTATATTTTCCATATTAATTACCCCCTTGCAATATAATTAAATCTACGCATCCATTTCTTTAAATTACCATTTAAATTACTGATGTGTTAAATGTGATAAATACATTTTTACCTCTTTTACGATATTTTCTTGTTATATTAGTAATTCTTATACTTGATTTAATGGTAATGTCTGTATATCTGTTAATATAAACTTTATATCTGGCATATTATAACCTTTGAAATATGGATATATATACATTATAACCTATATACATATTTGAAAATATCCATTTTCAACAATAATTTAAAATATAGCTAAAAATAAAAAAGTAATAATAAGAAATTTATTATATAAAAATTAATCTATTGTTTATTATTTTCTAATTCTTTATACTATTAAATATACAATGTATCTATTTAATAAGAGATGTATTAAAAGACGCATATAAGGAGGTCGAGTATGGCATATATAGAAGTTATAGATACATATAAAAGATATAAAGTGGGAGAAAATACTGTCGTAGCAAATAATGGAATCAACTTTTCTATTGAAAAAGGTGAATTTGTTGTAATTTTAGGACCAAGTGGTGCAGGAAAATCAACTGTACTAAACATTCTTGGTGGTATGGATACTTGTGATGAAGGTAAGATAATAATTGATAAAACCGATATATCAAAGTTTAATAATAAGCAACTTACCAAATATAGAAGACACGATGTAGGTTTTGTATTCCAATTT